TTTGTCTTGCATAAGATCCACCTGTTACCTCAGTACCACCGCCAGTATCAGTAGGTGCTACTGTATACAAAGCAACATACAATGTTCCTGGTGCTGTATAAGCAGTACCGCCAAATACATGGTCAAGTACCTTGTCCTCTAAATAATCACTAAATCCAGCCATTTTCTATACTCCTAGTTATTACCAAAATAATAAATGTCTTTTCTGCGTTTGCCATATGTTCTTCTTCTTTGCATTAAAGAACCTTTTGCAAACTCAGCTTTTTCTTGCTCTAGTCTCATTTCTTCTAGAGCCTTCTCGAACTGTGCTGTAAATAGTGGCACTCGTTCATCTTCCATTAAATAGATAGAAGCGTGTTTTAGTGATCCGTAAAGGTAAGCATCTGGATATCCTGTGGATAAAAAGTTACTCGTATTAGAATCGCTTAACGCATCTATCTTTCCGTAGTAGGTTAATTGTACTGTATAACTTCCATCTGGGGTAGGTGCAAATTCAATTGAATCATCTACCAATGCAAAGTAAATAGGTTGTCCTGTTACATTGTCATTAGATTTTCTGTATACATCCAATGATTCTATGGATTGTTGAAACAAAGGTGAGAAATCACCGCTATCAATTTGTATGTTTATAGCCTCTAACCAATCAGTTGGTACTGAAATGTATTGTGAATCTAATGTTGCAGTAGCTCTTTTAATCATGCCTTTAACTCTTAATCTGCGGTTAAACTCTGATTCTGTGCTATCAATAAATGTGTCGATCACGTCTGTTAAATCAGAACGATTTAAAAAGTTTGCAATGTTAGATTTTAATTCTGCGTATGTCATAGTTTGCCCTGCCATGTTCTAAAGACTTTATTGTCTGAGTTGTTTAACCATCTTCTCCATTGAGACATATCATTGGCCCATCCTTCTCGACAAGCTCTTTGATAAACAACCAATGGTACTTCTGCCACATGGCGAAGATCTTTACCTGGCTTAACATTTTCTGCAATGTTTTTACAATGTTCAATGACCGGGTTTAAATCTTGGGTAGTATGAAATATATCTTTACCACCCTCAGTAATAAATTCGTTAGTAAAACCAGTCTTGTGATCTATAACAGTTCTTTTAGCCATGCAAGAATTTTACCACAAAAAAAAGGGATGCCGAAACATCCCTTTAAGGTTCTTAACCGAGAACTTAACTTACATTAAGGTCAGCAACGATACCATGAGCAGCTTCGTTGGATACTTCTAATCCATACTCAACCACGATCATTTTGGTCATTGCATCGCCTATTGTAGCAATGTCAACTGTTTTGAAATCACGCAAGTAAGATACTTTTGCAAATTCAGGATCAACCAACAGTAAAGATCTTTCTCTTGATCTGTTTGATGGAACGATTTTGAGTTCACCAAAGTCAGATGAGTAGATAGATACTGATGCTTCAACTGTGTTTGCATCGATCATTTGTCTTGCTTGAGTTCTACCTGTGAAACCAGAGATAACTTGTTTGTTATGTGGGCCACAAATAGCTAGTGAAGGTTCACCACCATTTTGGAAACATAGTTCAAGAGTATCTTTTAAGAGTTGTTCTGTTAGATCTCTTTGAGTTCCGTCAGTTGGAGCAGCACCGCCACCAGTTGATGCACCGCCAGTTCCTCTTGAATCGTTGGATGTAATCCAAGACTCGAAACCACCAGTTACACGAGCAGTTGTAGCATTACCAGTTGTTTTGTCGCCATTTTGACAAAGAGCTTCTTCCATATCTCTCTTGAGAGCTTTAGACATGATAGCTAGTTGATGAGCCATTTCTGATCTCTTACCAGCAGGGTCTGAAGACTCTTGTGAGCCTGATACAGTTGCATCTCTTTTTGAAATCATAGCAACATTGCTAACTCTGGTTGTTGCAACAGATGCAGATCTTGAAAGTTCGAAACCTTCTAGTTCACCAGTAGCAACTGGAGTTGCTAATACTTCTGTTTGCCAATCAAAGACAACATTGTTAATACTTCTTTTTCCAATTGATGACATAAACGGAGTTTGCATTGGAGAGATGTTGTAAATGATGTTACTTAAATCCTCTCTGTCTGAAGTCGCTGTATATGTATCAAATGCGTTTGTTACTTTAGCCATTATATTTACCTATAAAATTATTTTAAAAATTGTTCAAAAACTTTAGCAGCATCCTGGACTTTTCCAGTTTTTGCTAAAACCTGTTTTGCTCTTTTCGCTGGTGCTACCGATTTCTTTCTGGTAGTTGTTCCAGGTCGGGCCACTCTTGCAGGTGCTTTTTGTGTTGGTTTTTTCTTCGTGGCTTCAACTGTTTTAGAGTTTAACCAAGCGTTTCTTAAACCAAGTAAAGCACGATAGTCATAGATTGCGTCCATCTCTTGGGGTGCATACCCCAAAACATTGATGCCATAGTCTCGAATTGCTAGTTTCTCTTTTTGAGCAACTTCTGCATTTTTCCATTCCGGTATGATCTCTAGGAGTTTTTGTTGGCCTTCTTGTACAAATTGTGCAAGTTGTTGTTGCTGTTTTTCATAAGCCTCTTTTTCAAGTCTTTGTCTTTCAGCTTTTGCCGCCTCTAACTTTTCCTTCTTCTCATTCCAGATTTGTTGTTCTCTGACATAAGCAACTGGATCTTCATCTACTAAAGTCTTCCAATCCGGTTCATCTACCATTGAAGCTTGTAATTCAGCTTCTAATTTTGGTAGCAACTGTGCGTAAATCGCATCTCTTTGAGAAAGTTCTTTAGATTGCTCCTCAATCGTTTTTCTTTGATTGGCAAGTTCCTGTGTCTTCCTCGTATAATCTTGTTGGCGTGAATAACCATTAATGAGTTCGTCCTGCGTGACCTCTATCTCTTCGCCATCAACTGTGACTCTATAGACGGGTTGCTCTTCTACCTCTTCAACTTCCGTTTCTTCTTCACCATCTTCTTCATCATCAAATTCGAGTTCTTCTTCATCGACAAGCTCTTCGGTATCTTCCTCGTCTTGTTCTTCTAATTCATCGATCTCAGGTTCAATGCTTTCAGCTTCCTCTATGACTGCTTCTTCTTGCGTATCCTCTTCAGGGGCTAAGAAACTTTCAAACGCTGAGGTTGCCTTTTGACCTTCGGTTTGTAAAGCAGTCGGTTTTCCGTTATTGCTCATATAAATACTCCTATATTGTATTTAGGGATATTTTATATCAAGAATGTATAAAAGGGAAAGTTTTAGGCTATGTTACGAATTTTGTTTATGTTGGCTTTTGTGAGCTTGCCTTTCTCAGCCATGATGCGTAAATGTCTTTCTACTTCGGGGAGTAGTAATAAGGATCTGTGGAAGTCTTCTCTAACCGCAACATCATCAATACCACGAGAGTTTAACCAATGAGTTATGTATTCGTTTTTAAGATTTTCGATTGCTTCTTTAAAAACATCAGAATTTAAAATTCTTTCGGCTTCTGCTGCTTTAACTACTTCTTCGTGTGTGACTGACATTTATACTAGATTAAATAATCCTGGTTGTTGAAAATTTCTTAGGCTACCTGCTCTAATAGGGGAAACTATGTCTTCTATTTGAGGCTGTACAAAAGATGGTACAGGTGGTGTATATGTTATTTGTGGCATGACTGGTATCTTAGGTATAACAGGTAATCGTTCTATGGGTTCAGGCATGACTGGTATTTGCGGTAAACCAGTGAGGTTCATCGGCAAATTTGGTATTTGCATTGGTGCTTGAGGCACTGGTGCTATTGGTTTAGGCATTACAGGCACTTGAGGCATTACAGGCATTGGTAATGGCTGTGGTTTTGGTATGTTTTCAAAAATTGGTTGAGGTAATGTTTGTGCTGGTATTACTGGCTCATTTATTGGTTGCACCATAGGTTTCATAGGTATGGTTGGCATTACCGGTGCAGTAGGCTGATCGAATATAGATGGTAGTGTTGGTTCTTCTGATACCGGTTCTTTTAATATGTCACTAAATAAACTAACTGATTCCGGAATGTCTATTTTTTCTATATCTATTTTAGCAACTTCATCCATATCAATCTTGTCAGCAATCTCTTCAAAATTAAATAAGTTTTGATCTACTTTAAAAAAGTCTTGTTGAGGCTCAACTATTTCTTCTGTATCTTTCTTGACACCCGGCAAGCCACTGAAATCTAAATTTTCTAAAAAACTAAAATCTAAATCTTTCAAAAAATCTGGTATTCCTGGAAAGGTTGTTTGTCCTGGAATAAAAGGAGTTGGCATTGGCGTTCCAACTGGTGCATAAGGCATTGTTTCGTAAGATGCTTCTACCGGTGTTCCTTTGGTCGGAGCAACAGGCATAGTTCCATCAAAGTCACCATATATTCTTTCTTTTGTAAGATCTCTTTGCGTATAACCCATTGGTTGATCCGGAGAAAAACTCATACCAGGTGCAACCACATCTTCAAATGGCATTCCGCCAGCTATTGATCGTGCGTAGTCAAATCCAGATCTGTATGTTGGGTCGGTTGCAATTGATTGGCCTGCTAGATTAAGGCCACCTGACCTCATCATGTTTCGCAATACTTCTAATTCTAACTCTTCTTGTCTTGGCATATTATTCAGTTATTAGTTTATCTATTTTAGCATCAAGTTTGTCTATTTTGTCCATTAATCTGGAATATTCAACATTGTGAGCATTTCTAGTCACATAGTCTCTGGCTATTTCTTCTCTTGTTTTATTCACTAATATATCAATCCTTTTTGCTTCGTTTTCATTTTTTCGTATGGAGTAGAACAATGGTGCGATAACCAAAGTTACAAGCATATTCCAAACCACATAGAATGAAAGTTCCATTAGAAATCAATAGCTCCAGATATGAGGCCTTGGACGATCATGCGTAGCTTTAGCGATATCGAGGTGTATAAATCTTCCATTGCCTTTTTGATTAACTCCAATTCCTGTGAATCCGTAACTTTCTGCTGCGGATACTATTTGTAATGCTTCTTTGTGACTACAGGCTATATCGACTGCAATCCCTAAATTGTGAGTGCCTGGTTTCTTTTTCTTTCTTTCTATCGGATGTTCTTCACATCGATAACCAGAAGAAATAATAAATGGAAAACCTAAGTCCTCTCTCAGCAATTGTAACTTATCTATTAACTCATATTCAATCTCATTTTCACCACAATGCTTACATTTAAACTCATCTAGCTTAAAATTCTTCCAATTACTCATTTGGTCAAACCTTTTGACTTTTCATAACTTCTTAACCCACCAAGACCTAACATACCGCCTAAGACATAAAGTAATGCACCCATGTCAAACTCAGGTAGTTGATATTGCAAGTCATATAACGATAAAACAAATAAGATAATTGGTTGTAAAACAAAGTGATAACCAAGTGCAATGGCACATATCCATCCGCAACAAGGCCTCCAACCAGCGACAAAGATAGATCTATGTGATGCTTCTACTTTATTAACTTCTATTTGTGCAAGATCAATCTTATGAAACTGTGTTTTGATTTCGTGATCTAACTTAGCTTTTAGATCTTTGTCAGCAACAAATTTATCTAATATGCTTGTAACTGGCTCTATGAGTTTATCTATCATTTATTTACCTGTTGGTTGTTTTTGTAATTCTTTTTTATAAAACTCTATTTCTTTTTGTAAGACCAATACTTCTTTTTCTAAGATTATTACTTTTTGTTCTAACAATCTAATATCGGGAAAAATATATGTATTTTGGTTAGCTCTTAAATTTTTTATTTCTGTGTCATTTTTTTCTATGTGTTCACTAATAGAGGCATAGCCATAAACAAAAGCAGCAATAGCAAGAATAATTTGAATTAGATAACTAATAGAAATATTAAAAGTAGTCCTATCATTGACTTTTGCTTCGGTCATTATCTTTTAGGTGAACCGCCAACATATAAACCAAACCAAGCT